TACATCACTAAGCCTGACTGATAACCTGGCGAGTCCTATGACACTCGCAGACCTTATCGCCATCCGTAATTTCCTAGTAAAAGTAGTGGTTCGGGGACCAGAAGAAGAACAACTAGTGAATCTTGTAGCACGAATAGAGCAACTCCTCGCCACCCATAAAGCGGCGTAGTAACCTAGAGCCATGACCTCGTTGTCCAACCTCTACGTATGCCCCACCTGCGAAGAAGCATGGCACCAATCACAAGGACGCTACTGCCCTGAGTGCCGTACAGAAGGCGAGCCAGCAGAAAATGAACACTGACTTCCAACCAGTTCTCGTCACATGGATTGACGCACACGCCTACGAAGGCGGGTCTTGGGTTTACCCCCACGACATTGAAGACACAGGCGACTATGTAGTGAAAACAATCGGATGGTTGCTGCCATCAGGTGAAGGTGGTTTCTCCAATCATGCGAGTGTCGCCCAGTCATGGGGCGCAGACGATGCGATAGACCACATCATCAACATTCCCAACGGTATGGTCAGGTCAATTCAGTTTCTTCAACCCTTCTCAAAAGAAATCACAATTTAGTATTGACTTTGACACACCCTGCCTGTAAAGTGATTTATACATAACACAGAAGGAAGGGGAACTCCATGAGTTTCACACGGTATCGCATACCAAAAGCACCACACGGTTCACAAGCATGGCTGAACCAACGCTACGAAGATGACAACGGCAACCGCCGCATCTCCGCTAGTGCAGCAGCAGCCATCTACGGGCTACACCCGTTCGTGAAGCAAGACCAATACGCAGCAGAACTGCTGTCAGGAATTGCACCAACACCAATCCCACCAAACGCCGCTATGGAAACAGGCAACCGTTTAGAAGACACCATCATCCAGTGGGCAGGTGACCGCCTCGGCATCACATTCACCACACCCGATGAACTGTTCTGCTATGACGATGAAGAAGGCGCACACCTTATCTCCACCCTTGATGGTTGGAACGAGGAGACACGCCACATCCTTGAAGTCAAAACAACCAGCCGTGAATACTCAGGAACCTTGCCTGACTATTGGAAAATCCAAGGCGTACAGCAAGCCATCTGTTCCGATGCAAGCCGTGTGACCTGGGCAATCTTTGACAACACCCTGCGCCTCACCATCGTGGAACAAAACGTCACCGAAGATGAGAAGCAAGAACACATCGCCGCCTCTGCTAAGTGGTTGAACAACATCGCACTGGGCATGGACCCCGAAGGCGTTGTCTACACATACGAAACAATCTCTACCCGCTACTCACGTTACAACGGCGACACAGTAGAACTGAACCCATCCGCAACAGAACTCATTGCACAGTTAAAGCATGTTAAGTCCGAACTGTCCTCATACAAAGCAATGGAAGACAGGCTGAAGGCTGAACTGTGTGACTTGATTGGCGAGAACGAATCTGCCACAATCAACGGGGCAACAGTTGCCACATGGAAGGGATACAAGCGTGACTGGTTTGACTCCAAGAAGTTCCAGTCAGAGAACCCCGACCTATACGCACAGTACGTCAAGTCCACATCATCACGAACACTCCGTCTGAAAGGCGAATAACAATGGAAACTTCTTACACATACACAACACCAAGAAAGGTAACAACAGTGGAAGACAAAAATAAAACAGAGGAACTCAGGAACATCCTGAAGGACTACGCAAAGCCAGACCCATCAATCGTCCAGCAACTACCCAAGGGTGGCACCAAGTTGGACTTCGTTGGACACGCAGACATCACCCGCATCCTCATTGAGATTGACCCGTACTGGTCATGGGAACCCTGCGGTTGGGCACAAGGTCGTCCTGCTATCCATGTTGAGAACGGAACAGCAACCATGTGGGGATGGCTCACCGTACACGGCAAGGAACTCCTCGGTGTTGGCAGTGTCAAGGCTGACAAGGGAGACTACGAGAAGGAACTCATCGGTGACTTCTTGCGTAATGCTTCCATGCGTTTCGGTATCTCACTGAACCTGTGGACTAAGAACCAATGGGCTGACCTTGACAACGAGAAGACACAGCCAGCGAAGCCTGCACCTAAGCCAGCATTGCCTGACGATTCACCGTTGAGCGAAGAACAAATCAATGCGTTCAACAAGGCATGTGTAGATAACGACTTGAACCCTATGACTATCTACAAGGACGCTAACGTGCGTTTCGGATTCGGTACACAGAAAGACCTGGCTGCTTTACGTAAGGCGTTCACTGCTGCAAAGGCAGGTAAGTAATGAGTGCGAAGCGAACAGTAGACCCAGATGGGGAGATTGCATCAACTCGTTTCATGGGGTTGCGTGTCACAACTAAGCAGTGGTACCACATTGAACTTCTCTGTCAGGTACGTGGCGGTATCACCAAGTCAGAACTGTTACGCCAGTTAGTGAAAGAGGCGATGGATAATGTCAAAGAGCCGTTCTAAAGGAACATCATTTGAAACTCTCATTGCCCGCTTCATGCGTGACAACGGGTTCCCCTATGCAGAACGTCGTGCATTGCATGGCAATCTAGACAAGGGCGACATCAACTGTGGTGCGCCTCTCGTCATTGAATGTAAAGCAGCGAAACGACATGAACTGTCGGGATGGTTGCAGGAGACTGAGGCTGAGCGTGTCAATGCAGGGGCAGACTTCGGTGTGCTGGTTGTGAAACGTCAGGGTCATGCCACTGGTGCAGAGCAGTATGCCATCATGCGTTTTGAGGACATGGTGAAGTTGTTGAAGCAGGCAGGTTACTGATGATTGATGACATTGTGACCCGAATCAGAAAGCATCAATGCACAGTAGATTTTAGTTGTCCATGTGCTGACGATGCAGCCGATGAGATTGAACGCCTACGGAAAGAAAATGCAGAACTGCTTGCAGAAATACAAGAAGTCCATGAAGAATACAGGTGGTGAATAATGAGTAAGAGATACGGCGCAACAACCGACATTTCTGTGAAGGTACCAGAAGAAATACAGAAGCAGTTTTTAGAAACTATTGAACGAGACATTATCTTTCGTGCAACTAAAGAAGGCTTCAAGATTGTTGGTAACTGGTCCCATCGCAAGGAACTATGTCTGCATATTGATGAGGAGACTGGCGAGACATACGAGTATTACAAAATGTTTTCATCTGTGGAGGTCTCTGATGACTGATGACATTGTGACCCGACTACGGCAACAGGCACTTGAAGGCATTTGGGATTTCACTGCTGCTTCGTTCGATATGCAAGATGCAGCCGATGAAATTGAACGCCTACGGGCATGGAATGTTGAGATAACCAAGTTGTTAAAACAGGCGCAGGTTTGCATGGACATTTGGCAAAAGTCAGAAGATGAGTTAATTGAGTTTCATCAAGGCAAGTCGATTGAAGCGTTGACGAAACAAGCCGATGAGATTGAACGCCTACGGGCAGATGTTATGTATTGGAAAGCATTGCCCTACTGCCCTAAATGTGGTTGTGGTACTTGTCAAGACAATGAACAGGTCTTAAACAATGAATGAGAACACAGCAACAGTTTTGATTATTGCAATTTTGGTTAGCCCACTTTTGCTTGTAATTTGGAAGGGACTTAACAATGACTGATGACATTGTGACCCGATTACGGATAGAAAATTATCCACTCCTTCAGTTTGGCAACCATCAAGATTGGTGTACCGCTTTAGGAATAATGGATGAAGCAGCAGATGAGATTGAACGCCTACGAACAATCATCCAAGACATTGCCAACGCTGTAACAGACGAAGGAAGAAAACCTGGCTACCACAAACAGCAAGTCAACTATGTACGAACCATGTGGTTCCCACTGTACGAAGCCATCAGTAAAGCAGTAAAGGAAATGGATAATGGAACAAGCAAGCCGTGAACTCTTTGAATGTCTAATGAACCGTATCTACAATGCGTCAGACTTTGTACGGTTACAGGCACCATCAGACCGTGAACGTAAAGCCATTGACACATGGCTACAACTACAAGAAGAAAAGGAACTAGCAGAATGAACAGCAGACTTACAAGACCAGTTGAGCCTGCCTGCTATGGGAACGACGGAACATTCGGTTGGTTTTGGCGACACAACTTTGACAAGTTGATGGCACAAGCACAACTGATTGAGAAAGAACGTGACCAGTTAGCGATGCAGGTTCGGGCGTTAGAGGCTGAAGTCTCTCGTCTTGAACGGGTGGCGACTAATCATGTTTAAGAAAAAAGAAATATCTAAATGGGTCAATATCGCTGGCATTAATGGCGAACTTGCACAACACAACCTTGACCAATTTTTGTTGATGCAAACAGACCGTGACCATTGGCGAGCAATTGCAAACCGTTTAGGCACCCACATGGGTGAAGCATTATACGGTGATGATGAATGGTCTTGCCGTGAGTATGCAATTTCTGCCTACAGTGAATGGGAAAGTACAGATGGCGCACATCTATACACATACCAAGTAGAAGCAAAACCTCAGTGGTATTTTAGAGAAGGAAAAGAAACATGAAAACCGACATCAAACATGGGCGTTCTGCCTACATGAAACACAAATGCCGATGCACCATCTGTGTCACAGAAGCACAGGCATACCGTAAGAAGTACCGTGAAACCAACATCAACGCAGGGCTACGACTAGACGCAACACCACTGCTCGCAAGGCTAGACCTTGACGAACGAATCGGTGCTGTGGAATCAAGTGTCAAGTCAAGGTGGCGGGCAGAAGGAATAGAAATCTACTCTGCCGACACATGGGCAACCCGACTGGGCTACCACCCTATTGAAATCTGGGGTCAAGACTTCTACCGTGGGTGCTTTGACAATCCCACAACAAAACAAGAGAAAGAATTACAGTATGTATCACAGTGAATTAGTAGGCATTATCCGCAAGATGGTGGCAGACAACACAGATGACATTGCATACCTGCCCAACTTTGCATTGATTGCTTGTCGTGAAATTGAACGACTTGCAGAAGAGTTAAAGAGAGAACGCCATATGCGTGGCTATTACAAAGCAGAGCAGAACCCTTGGAAATAGCAGGGTATAACCCTAAGTTTGATTTCAAAACGGACTTAGAATACGGGCATGAAGGTGAACAGAACCTGATTGATTTCTTCCACGCCTTCAACGCTGGCACAGTAGAAGTGAAGGCAGACCGATACCGCAATGGGCGTATGGCTGTAGAGACAGAGCAGAACCCAGGTGGTAAAGGTTGGAAGTTGTCAGGTATCAACGTCACGACTGCTACGTGGTGGGCGTATAGGTATGCACCTGATGCGTTCATCATTGTTGCTGTGCAACGGTTGAAGAAATATCTCAGACTAAACCGTGGCACGTTACAGAAACGTGACTTTGCACCCAACAGCGACAACCCCGCAAAAGGATTTCTCCTTTACCCACAACACATTCAAGACTTACAAACCAACGAAGCCTACGATTAGGCTAAACTCGCCTTAGAGAAACGGGGCGCAAACGTAGCCACAAGGAGGCACTATGCGAAAAATTATATCGGCATCCCTTATTGCCATCACACTGGTCATACCAGCACCAGCCCACGCAAAAGAAAACAAGTCCTGCCCGCAGTACGAGAACGCACTACGCCGACACGGGTTGCCAGTCAAGCAATTCAGTTACCTGTTTTGGCGTGAGAGCCGATGCAATCCACTGGCTGTGTCCTCACAGAACGGTGACGGTTCCTACGATTACGGCGGGCTTCAAGTGAACTCAACGTGGAAGACCGTAACAGCCCGTGTCTGTTCCCGCCCATTCCGACAGACCAAGAAGTCCCTGCTCAACCTAGAGTGCAACCTCAAAGTGTCCCGCTACCTATACGACAACGGTGGACTAGGACACTGGCGTGTGACAAGCGGAACAAAGTAGTAACATGGAAACAATGAAGGGCAACACCCGAACAGACTGGCACTGCCCATCATGCGGTATCACCATGTCCACATTCGTGGTCTTAACAGACCCACCCTCGCATCCCTGCCCTAAGAAAGCAATGCGACATATAAATCTCCAACCAAAGAAGGAAGAACCAAATGAATAACATAACCATCCACGGCACAGTAGGGCAAGAGCCTGAACTGCGCTTTTCAGCCAGCAACAACGCAGTCCTCACCTTCTCGGTGGCAGACAACTATGGCAAGGACGACAAGAAGAAAACAACATGGCACAACGTCATCGTTTTCGGCAAGGTCGCAGAGAACGTAGCGAACAGCATCTCCAAAGGTACAAGTGTCCTCATCACAGGACGCTACGAACAAGAGGAGTTCACCAAGAAGGACGGCACCAAAGGCAAGACAACCAAGTTGATTGCCGATGAAGTGGGTGTGTCATGCCGTTGGAACGCATGGGTGCGTGACCAGACCAGCGACACGGTATCTCAGACAGGCATGATTGGTAAGCCAATGCCTTCATCCAACTTCACCGATGAAGAACCATTCTGATGCTCTTTGAAGACTGGCTTGCGATTGGCAGGGAACATGGCTTTTGTTCCCCGCCAGTCTGCTCCACCCACGATGGGCAACCGATGTCAGACCGTGAACTAGACATGTGGGATGACGGGGACGACCCGTGTATCCACATCCTGCGCCTCTATGAAGACCCACGCATGATGGAAGAAGTAGAAAAGAACATGCCTAAACGTGGTGACTGAACAATGGGAGTTCACCCGTTCACATCCTGACTGTACGCACTGTGGCACAATCCTAAGAGCCATCACCGCATACGACCAGCGCACACACGACACCTGTCCATGTGTATGCCACAGAAACAAAACAACGCAGGCAAAGTACGACCTGCAACAAAACAAAAGAAAGAAAAAGAAGTGATACTAGACCGACCATCATGGCAACAACGAGCCGAATGTCGGGGCGTACCATACACGGTAATGTTCCCCGAAAATCCTGGCGGTCAAGACAGTGTGTATCGTGAAGCGTTGAAGTTCTGCAACCGATGTGCGGTACGTGATGAGTGTCTTGCGTTCGCTATGAAAGAGGAAAGTGGACAGCGTTGTAGGTATGGAATGTTCGGCGGCAAGACCCCGAAGGAACGCTACGCATTAGCGGATGAGCAGATACCTGTCCGTATCAGGACATAAGTGAACCCCCGACCTCGGAAGGGGAGACAAGGCGGGGGTTCGTTACTTATGATAGCAGATTTTATATAGAAACTATGGTGTAGTTACTTTCGTACTGCATCCATGTGGATTCAATCTCGTTGTTTACAGCGTCCCGACCACGGAAGATGGTAGCCCGTTCCTTGACGGTAGTCCAACGGTATCCATCTAGTTGCATACAGTAATACTGTTGCGACCTTGGGCTATTGCGAGCAATCACGTACCTTTTGGTGTGTCTCCTACGCACACGGGCAAGAGCAGACAGGTTGTTGCGTACCGTCAAGACAGGGGCAAACCTCATGACACGACCACCTCAGGTACAGACAAGTCCTCCTCATAGATAAGGTGCGTCACCATCCCTGTCACCTTCGTAGCAGTGATGTGCTTTACCTTGACCTGTGTGATGCGGAACCGCCAGCACCCACGGTACTGTGCCTGCTCACGGGCGTACTCAATGAGGCACTCAGGGGTACGGTTCTGACGGGCAGACCTGCCATCCACTGTGACAATCTCGCTGTCATTCCATGCGAACTTGTCGGCGTGGTATTCAATCTCGTATGTCCCGTTCATTATTTACCTCCCAAGATTTGTGAGGCTAGTTCCCTGTATGCGTTGATGAGATTGTCATCCTGTGCCTTGACAGTTCCCTCTGCTACGCACACCCAACGGCTACCGTTAGTCTCCCCATTGTCCACTGCGTATGCACTGACAGTTACCTTGTCGTCAATGTGGTACAGGTTTAAATCCCATCCGTCACTATGGTTCCATTCGTCATACTCTGCGTTGGTGTCTGTTGTGTTGGCTAGGTATCCCATTAGCCATAGTTGTGCTGACCGTACCGCCTTTGCTGATACGTCTTCTACTGTTAGTTGTTTCATTGTTCTTCTCCTTCTGTTGGGTCTTGATTGATGTAGCAAGTAGCGCAGTACCTACCACTGGCAAACGTGATGCCTGCCCCTGTTGGTGTCCACTCTCCGCAGACCACGCATTGTTTATCAGGTGTTTCCATTGTTGTTTTCCCTTTCTATGGATTACTTCTGTACCGTACCACGGTTGTGGTTGTGATACAAATCTTTACGTTGTGACGGGTGTCTCTCATACGAGCCACGCCTATGGTCACGCTTGACATCTCGCCATGCCTCCCACAAAATCAGTAGGAAGATAGAACCGAACGCCATGCCCATCCACATTAGGGCGATATAAATATGTTCATTGTTTGCGTTCATTTTGTTTCCATTTCTTTATTAAACTCTGTAACGATTGTGTCTATTGTCTGCCAACAAGTGAGGCAGTATGAGTAATCCCACTTGTGAACCATACGGTTCAGGGTGTGAGGTTCACCACATACGTGGCACTCGTTCAAGATGATTCTTTCTGTTGTGTTCATTGCGCCACCTTCTTGTTTGATTCCGCAAGGCTTGACCCGTTGGGGTAGATAATGTCGTACCCCCCGTGAAGTGTGGCGTAGTAGATACTCTGCCCCTGCTGGCGTAGAAGATAACGCCACGCCTCGTTCTCTGTTCTGAATGTGGCGAGTGTTCGCCCGTCCCGTGTTACTTCGTATGTTTCCATTTCTAATCTTCCCTTTCTATTTCTGTAACAATGCGATGATGAAATCACGGTGGGCTTCACGCTCTGCCCGTGGTGTGTCTAGTAGAATGTCAATCATTACCTTGACACCCTTTAGTGTTGGGTGGCTATGGTCGTCCTCTGTTGTGGCGAACCACACCTGACGACCTAGCGGTGTCCCTGCTGTTCCTTGTTCGTGCTTTACGATTACGTAACCACGGTATGTGTATGTAGCCATTATGTTTCCCTTCTGTTGGCTATGAGTAACACGGTACAGCCATTCCGTACCAGTGTCAAGTATTTATTTTGTGACATATGTTACACTCACTAACTCAATGTTTCACGTTAAACATCTACTTGTATAGAGCAACTATTATTTATAGGTTAGGCTCACCTGATATTCTTTACCGACCAGTGTGACACCCACACCGAACCAGTCCCCGACATTGGTGCTATGAGATAATCCGTATTCCCGAACCGTTCCCTAGCGTCGATGATTGCTACGGTGAAACTCACCCCGTCTATTTTGTTGTAGTCTGCAACCTTTCCGATTGCGCTCTGTAATTCTGTTGCCGTTCTCATTGGTTCACCCCTCTTGAATCTTGTGTAATGCTGTACGTGCCGACTTAAGGCTTGCGTACTGACCGAACTCTCCTACCGTGTCAATGCTCCCCGTACCATCCGCTAATCGGATTGTGTACTCACGTTGTCCATTGGTGGCGTAGTTGTTCATTTCGCTAGTGATGAAGTACCGACCTAAATGTAGGTCTTCATACACTTTGCTCTTGAAAAATCGCAGAGTGTCGGGGCTAAAGAAGTGATGCCCGATGTCCTCGTTGTGGCGTTTGATTTGCGTCACGCTGAGGTACTTGCCCCCATGCTCCGCTTTAGGTGCGTACACGCTTGTTCGTTCTGTTGTTGTTTCCATTTTTAGTATTCCATTTCTTCGTAGTAATCTGTTTCTTGTCCGTAGAAAATACGGGCGGAGCATACCGTTCCCTTGTGGGTTTCTGCTCCTAGCATTTGGTAGGCGTAGCCTTGTGCGTTTGCCTGTAGTGAGAACGTAACGATTCGGATTATCTCCCCCTCCTCGTTGAACGTAACTACTTTGTAGTTGGTTGTCTGTTCTGTTGTTGTAGCCATTATGTTTCCCTTCTGTTGGCTATGAGTAACACGGTATCGTGTTGGTTGTTAGTTGTCAAGTATTTCTTCTGTGACTTTTGTCACACTGTCGTAGTGGTATTTAGTTGTAGTAAATCGGCGTTGAAAAAATAGTTCCCATATTTTTCCGTTATCTGCCATGTGTTCTAGGTCACATTTACATTGGTGGCAGATATCTTCTAACAATTCTTCACCATTAGGCGTAGACCATTTAGGCGTAAACATATCGGTACGGTATGAGGCTCTATATTCGGGCGTATCCATATCGCAACGTGAACAGTATTTGTTGAGTGTTGTTAGCATTATTGTTCCCCAATTTCTTCGTGGCAGATATCGCAAGTCATATCGTGACATTCGTCACTAGCGAAGATAGGTTGTGGCATATCTCGTGTAGTTTGCGCATACCTAACGGTAGGCGTATGGTCTAGACAGTAAGCGGAACCATTAAAGGTATGTCCTAGCACTGTCCATGTTTTCATGTAGTAAGTAGTCACTATATTTTCCCTTTTTCTAATGTTTCACGTGAAACATTTTACCTTTCGTATTCTGTCCATGTCCATTCATCACACTGACTGCGTAGCCAGGTAGAACAAGTGGTGAATGGGTAGTCTTCTTCTGTTACGTGCCCGACAACTTTTGTATCGGTCACAATATCTGTCCATACGGACATTCTTTTGTTGGGTTGGTCACTATGCCAATTAGTGACTATGTAATGCCTGCCTTGTACCATTTTGTTTTCCCTTTCGTAATGTTTCCCGTGAAACATTTTCCCTATCTGTTGGTAACTACTCTATCAAGCGTTGCACACTTTGTCAAGTATTTATTGTGTGACCTTTGTCACTATCTCTAGGGCTCCTAATCGGCTCCCCGTTGATATGTACAACACTACAGGAACCCGACCCACTTGTCAAGTCTTTTCTATGTGACTTCCGTCACACCCCCAAACATACCCCCAAGGGTATCCAAACACGAACACATGTTCGGTCTGCGAGAGCCTACCGCCAACCCCACCCAATTCCACCGTGACTTCCGTCACACCAACCAACAACGAACACACGTTCGCCTATCGTTCATAGGCAGTTGTTAGGTGCCCCTACCTATTTTTTTTAGTTTGCTGGGGGTAGCGGGGTGCTTGCTGTAGTTAGCGATTAAAGATAGGGAACGATGTTGTTGCATTTGCAACTATCTTTCCTAGGTGCGTAGCAACAAGCAACTGGGGTATCTGCCGAGGCACTCCCCCCTATATATATATCATACTGTTGAGAGAGGGTTTCACTCTTTTGCCTGGTTTGGTGGTGTGTGACTCTGAGTGGGGGTTGACTACTGTGCGTGGTTAAAGTGTGTTGGCTCTTGAAGCGGATGGAGCCTAGAGTTTTACGTATGGTCCGAGCCGTTGCACGTTCTGTGCAATTCACAGGCTGGAGACAAACAGCCTTAGTAAAAGAAAAAAGGAAAAAAGAAAAAGTCACCCGAATGGTTTTACTAGCAGTACCAACTTGCTCACGTCTTCTTTGTGACCAACCGCAGCGAAGCAAGGGCGGTAGCCCTAACCAGAACAACCAGCCATCTAGATGTGTTAACTCCCCCCACGGTTTACCACTCAAAGTGGATGGTCGCCGTAGCCAAGATTTTAAGCCGACACCAAAAGGTCTACGAGATGACGTTCGTAACGCTGCTTGTCCCACTTACACAACAGGGGCATCAACTACTTAATGAGGCTTGGTTGCAGGGAACATCAACCCACGTTCCCGTGTATTAAATGCGCCGCATCATGCAACCGATGTACCGCCATGCCTGCCTTGCCGATATCCCATCGGGGAGGACTTGTGAAGTTGTAGACGAGTGTACACCTCATCTGATACTCTTGCAACATGGCAGCAAAAAAGAAACCAGCATCAGCAGCAGACTTCCGTAAAGCAGAAGAAGCAAGCAAGAAGAAGCCATCTATTCAGACCACAGCAACCTACAAAGGTCAAAAGGTTGATTGGCAAACACCAAAGCCTGTCGCTGGTAACACAGTTAAACCAGCGAAATCAACACTCCGCAGCGGCGGTAAACTTTCCGAAGCACAAAACATCGCCCGTGGTATTGCTGTTGGCGGTCCAGTCATTAAATCGCTTGTAGGAAAAATTGTTAGCGGAACCGCACCTAAAGTAACGGGCAGTGCCTTAACAGGTAAAGGTACCTACACCACACCTAATCCTTCTGTCGCAAACAGTTATTCTTCTGCAAGTTCTTCATCTTTGATGGGCAAAGGTTCCTACTCAGGTAGCGCCAACGCAGCAGGAAGTTATTCGTCTATCCGAGGCATGAACGTTTCTGGGAAAACTGTCCTTCAAGAAGATTTAGGTATCCCTATCGCAATAGGTGCGGTTCTTTCTAAGAAGAAAAAGAAGAAGTAATGCCCCAAGACCCTCGTCTTAAACGAGCAGGTGTCACTGGTTTCAACAAACCAAAGGCAACACCCAGTCACCCAACGAAGTCACACGTAGTTGTAGCCAAAGTAGGCGACCAGGTGAAAACAATTCGGTTTGGTCAACAAGGTGTAAAAGGTTCACCAGAAGGTTCGGCTAGGAACAAAGCGTTCAAAGCCCGCCACGCTGGTAACATATCCAAAGGAAAAATGTCTGCCGCATACTGGGCTGACAAAGTTAAGTGGTAAACCCGTATGGGAACAAAACGAACTGTATCCCCTGCGGATAAAGCCAAATTCTTTGCAGCCATCACTGCTGGACAAACAATCACCCAAGCATCTAGGACTGCTGGCATCCATGTTAATACTGGTTCCAAGTGGGTAGCGAAAGCAAAAGCAGCCGAGGCTCTCCGTAAAGAAACAGACGCTAAAGCAGCCAAGGTAAGACGCAACGAGGGTGGCGAGCAACGTGATGAATACAACGCCTTCATGGATGCAATTGATTTGCCATCTGCTGTACCTGACGACAGGCTATGCCCTGAAGCGCAACACGGCAAAGAAGACTTTGCTTTCTTCCGTGAGTATTACCTAGGACGTGTCCCATCCCCGTGGCAAGTAGAAGCCGCACTAGAACTAGTAAAACTTCTAGAGTCCGAAGAAAAAGAATTCGTTGTAGTGAACGTCCCCCCAGGTGCGGGCAAGTCCACCCTGTTCCACGATGTTGCTGTATGGGCGATTGTTCGTGACCGAAAAATCCGTATCATGATTGGGTCTGTATCACAAAACATGGCGAAGTTGTACTCCCGCCGTATCCGTGAAACACTTGAACGTCCTATGCCTATCCAGCCAGACCCCCAACTGGTACGCAAAGGATTAGCACAAGACGCACAAGGATGCCTATCAATTGACTACGGCAGGTTCAAACCAACCGATAAAGGTGCATTGTGGCGAGCCGATGAGTTTGTAGTGGAACAACTAGATGGGAATGGACTTGACAACAAAGAACCGACTGTTCGTGCTTACGGTATTGAAGCAGAATTCATCGGACATCGTGCCGACCTCTGCCTATTTGACGACGTGGCTTC